CTTTAACTTCTTTTTTCTTTTCTCTACTTACTCTTTCTTGAAAGCTATTTGTTGATTCGTATCTAATTACGTTGATGTGTTTCCCGTCTAGTTGAGTACTGTTTTCTTGAAATGTATGTCTTAATTTCCGTAGTGCTTTGTTGATTATTTGTCCAACTCTTGCCGATGACACACCAATTTCTCTGGCAACTTGAGATTTATATTCATCGCCGATAACACATTGAGTTACAGCAAACATCTCGTCATCATTTAAATTAGACAAGCCAAGTAGTTTGGCAATAAACTCTTTTTCTATAACAGCATCAATGCCTCCGTAAGAAAATTCTGGTTGCAAAACCTGTTTGCTATTCATCTTTTTTTTCCTTTGGCTTTATTAACTTAATTGATTTTGTCTCCCATACTTTTTGAGTAGTGCCTTCTTTTCTTACAAAGTCAATTGTGTGTATTTCTAAGGTTTTTTTAGAACCGTCATCAACTGGCTTTTTGTGAATTGCTATTTCCTTTCGCAGATCTTTGTGACTTACAAAAATGGCAAGCGTCCATATTTTCATAAACCGGTCTTTAAGTTGTTTACTTGAAAATTCACCCATTACCCATTTGTTAGCAAAGCCGTAATTACCAGATTCGTATTTAATAAATTTAGCGTAATGCATTTAATTCTCCTTGTATTGGGCCGAAGCCCTTGGTGTTTATATGGTGGGATTGAGTGTTCAAGCTAATAGCGACTGAAGACTGTAATTCGTACGTACTTTTTTATATACGATAGCGTCTTGATCGCATGTCAATTTCAAAGACTTTTTGCCCGCGTCTTTATAAATGACTGTAGACACTAAATCGACTAGATACCAGCCGCTGGCTTTGCACATCAAAGTGACGCGCGTAGCTTCGCGAGAATATTTATATGAATTGCCGACCGCAAACCCGCTAGTCGCATCAAATATCGCGCCAGCAAAATGCTTTTTTGCTTTGAGTAGGTTGATCAATCGGCTTTCGGCGTCTGCAACGAGCGCTTCGATATGGTCAAAGCGTACATAAGTATGCGCTGTAGATTTCAAATTGATTTCACGCAAAACTGCTTCGATTTTTTGCGAGTTTGCTTGTGTGATTTTGATTTCTTTCATGATCTGCTCTCTCTGTTTGTTTGTTGGTATGACTAAATATTAATCCCAAGGTAAACACCTGTAAACAATTATTTTATAGGGACAAACCCTAATCGTTGTATTTTTTCACGCGCATCCTCGAAACCATGCCCGACGATCACCCAGTGCCCGATGGACTCTAGGTACGCTATCCAGTCCTTTTGTACCGGCGACAACCGCCCTCCCTTCTCGCGTTTCATCTCAACCCAAGTCACCCAGGCGGGAATAAATAAGTCAGGGACTCCCGCGACAGTACCAGTGACCTTTAGTTTGGCTGCTACCGCTGGATGGCGATGACCGCCGGACGGCACCGCAAAAATCCTGATGCCAGGATATTGCCGGCGGAACCACTGCACAAAAAGCATCTGCTCTTGATCTTCGCTCGCTACCATTTTCTCTCCAACACGTCGTGAAATTTACCTGTCATTTTATATCGTACTAATTTTGGCGGTTTGGCGTTAGTAAGATTAACAGCCATCTCACCAAGCGATTCCACCGCCAAGCCACCTTCTTTTATCTCGGCTTTCGTCGCCACATCAAAGAGCTTTTGTAGCGCCTTCTGACCGGCATAGCCGTCGTGCTTAATAGTGAAATACTCTTTGATCGGCATGTCACCGAGAGACGAATAGTAAGACACGCAGAGCATATCTTTGCCACTCTTGCGCGAGTGATGCTCTCGCCAGTTCCAGTCCGTTATAACGCGCTCTTTGATTGAAGCGCCCATGATGTCGTCGTCCCTCAACCGGAACTGCTTTTCATCTTCCTTTGGCGCTGGAAAATCGTGACCACAGGCTGGACATTGCGCGACACTTGCGTGACAAATTTCGTGGCACGCCTCGCAGACTTTAATGGGTGCTTCGCCATCGCCTGACCCTCCTTTGGACGGTGGCTCAACAGCAGTAATCGGGCCATGCTGTGCAACAACGCCAGCGAAGTCTAGGACGAGGCAATGGTCAGTGTGTGATTTAGGGCGCATCCCTCGACCCGCCATCTGTACGTACAAACTCGGACTCATTGTAGGGCGTAGCATAGCGATTAGATCAATGTCTGGATAATCAAATCCAGTGGTTAAAACCGAACAATTTGTAATCGCTTTTAGTTCGCCTGCTTTAAATCTGGCAAGCAATTGCTCACGCTCTTCCTTCGGTGTGTCTGCGGTAATAGAAGCGGATGGTATATTGTGCGCTCTTAGCACGTCCATAATGTGCTGAGAGTGATCGACACCAGTGCAGAAAATAAGCCAAGATTTGCGTTCGCCTGCCAGTGCCATAATTTCTTGAACTACCTTGATATTCTTATCCTTCGTGTCAATCGCGGCTTGCAAGTCAGCGTCAATATATTCGCCCCCTCTCTTTTTGACTTTAGACAGGTCAAAATCAAGTTTGGTGAGCTTTGAGCGCAAAGGTGCAAGGTAGCCTTTATGCACCAATTCTTCGATGCTCACAGGCTCGATTAGCGCATCAAAAAGCGCGTCGCCATCTGTGATGAATCCATGCCCCAATCTGTAAGGAGTAGCGGTTAAGCCAACTACTCGCAAAGCTGGATTAATGGCTGTCAACTCGTTGATAAGGTAGCGATAACTACCCTCATCTTTGTGACTTACCAAATGGCATTCGTCGATTAGCACTAAGTCGATATGCCTGAAAAGTGATGCCTTATTTCGAACAGATTGTATGCCTGCAAAAGTGATGGCATCAATTTCGCGCTTGCCAATACTAGCGCTATAAATGCCAAGCGGGGCGTTTGCCCAGTGATGACGCATCTTCTCGGCGTTCTGTTCAATTAGCTCTTTGACATGCGTTAGCATCAAAATGCGGGTGTGAGGGTAGCTCTGCACAGCGTCTTTGCATAGAGCGGCTACGATGTGAGACTTGCCCGAGCCAGTCGGCAACACGATGCAAGGATTGCCCTTGTTGCCTCGGAACCAGTCGTAGAGCTGGGTAAGGGTGCGGGTTTGATAATCACGGAGCATTTTTAATCCTTTCTCCTATCCATTTCATAACCGGGACTGCCATTGAGTTACCCAGTGCCTTGTATCGTGGCCCGTCTGGTGTTTGCTTGCCGTTGGGTTGTATGTCGGTATAAGTGTCAGGAAAACCTTGTAAGCGTTCGCACTCAACAGGTGTTAATCTGCGGACAGACATTGTCATTGTGTTGATTGGTTGCGCTACCCCGTGGACACCTGTGGCGTTGAGCGTGTACATCGGGCCACCTTCTGTAAACCCGTTGCCGTTGCCACCGTTCAATGGCTGTCTGCCAATGGTGTTTTCTGCTAAGGCAATTGGTTGCAATATAGCTTTACCTTGATTTACCCATTGGTTGCTGCCCCATTTATTGCCATCGTTTGCGTCTAGTGTTGGGGCAATGCTTGGCACATAAGTATCACCAATTTCCAGATTTTGACCACCAGTGCCACGATTTGTTAATGTACTAGCTATATACCATCCGTCCTCGTTGTGTCCTGTGCGACTGACTCCAGTGCATTCTTTAGTAAGGGTGAGAGTGACTTCCCTCTTTTCTCTGCTCGGCGCAAGACTCCTGCACAGGCTTTTGCGCTCAAAAAGTACCGTTGCGGCACGTCTCCAGTCTCCAAGGTATCCGACAACGAACACACGTCTACGTCGCTGGGCGACTCCAAACCACTGAGCGTCCAACACTCGGTAGGCGAACCCATACCCGAGTTCTGCCAACGCCCCGAGGAAGGAACCAAAGTCCCGTCCTCCATTGCTTGACAAGACACCTGGGACGTTTTCCCAGACAAACCACTGCGGTCGAAAGTGGTCAAGCATAGCGCAATAGACGAGTGCCAAGTTGCCACGTGGGTCTGCCATGCCTTTTCTAAGTCCTGCGACTGAAAATGACTGGCAGGGGGTTCCTCCGACAATAAGGTCAACTGTTCCAATATCCCACTCCTTAAAGTTTGTCATGTCACCATAATTGGTAACGGTTGGGTAGTGATGGTCTAAGACCTGACTAGGAAACTTTTCAATTTCTGAGAATCCAGCAGGTTCCCACCCAAGGTCGTGCCAAGCCACGGTAGCGGCTTCTATGCCGCTACATACAGAAAGGTATTTCATTCTGGTTTCTCAGATACAAACTCAAAAATCTCGGCTTCGTCTGGCTGGAAAGTCTCTAGCACATTCCAGTCGTTTTGTTCTAGTGCCGCGTCAAACGCTTCATCCTCATCTGCGTAAACGTAGGTTTCTACTCTTTGGATACGGGTGGTAATGATTCTGTACATATTCATGCTGTCTCCTTGGTTAGGGGGGTTTCCACCCCAGATAATTAAAAGTTGTAATCGTAAAAGCGAACGGGTTTGGTGTCCAGTTGGAACCTAGCGCCGTC